GTTTTGCTGTATCTTCGCATCAGGATGTGGAGGAGCAGCCAATGTCCTTACGAAAAAACAATTTAACCTTACAGCGTTAAAAGATGTTGCTTTAGCTCTTATTGTTGGGTGGATAGCAGCAGAATTTTTTATTCCCCCAATAATGAAACATTTTACTCTTGACATGACTTGGGGCCCAGCAATTGCCTTCGTTATAGGGTATTGTGGAATACGTTTATTACCAGCTATAGAAAACCGTTTGAAGAAGGTTATTAAAGATGGCTGAAGTTGAGTACAAAGGAATAAAAGTAGGCGGAAGTAAGTTACTTTTTATTTTGCCGTTGCTTGGAACCTTGGGCGGTGGTCTTTGGGCTGGGTTTGAGTTTTACAAAGACTATATGAACATGAGGGCAAAAATAGAAAAATATACCGCGCCTGATCTATCCGGTTTTGATAAAAAGCTGGCTGTGATGAATAAAGCCATGACCGTAGTTCAGAAAGAAATGAAGTCTGTTCGCACACGAGTAGGAGAAGTTCAGACTGTTGTTAGAGACATAAGGCAAGACACAAGAGCGGATGCCGGAAAACTGTACGCTGGAATATCCGCTGTGGACCGTCGATCAAGATCCTTGGACGCTGAAACGCGAGGCGTTGTGCGTCAAGCGGAAAAAACCTTGCGTAATGTTATAGAATCTGCCGCGACTCGATTGGATGCAAAGATAAATTCTGCAAACACACGTTTTGACGCAAAGGTAAGTCAGGTTGACGCTAAACTGGATGCTTTGGAAAAAAGGCTAAACAAAACAATTAAAAGAGCTTTGGATAATCCAATATTAAGGAAATAATATGACTGATGCTGTTGATAACATCCCGGACAAACAAGCCTATCAGGTTAATCGCCGCCTAATGTGTTGGGCCGCGCTGGCCTTAATGGCTGTTACGGTTGCTTGTGTTCTGATTAATCCTGAATCGTATAAAAATGCCCCTGTAGGGCCAATTTTCTATGGACTGTCAGGGCTTGTTGCGGTTTACTTTGGTGCTACATCTTTCACACAGGCTAAACGATGATAAGTTTACTTGGTACGCTTCTTGGTTTTGGAACATCTATAGTTCCTGAAGTATTGGGGTACTTCAAACAGAATCAAGCTAATAAGCAGGAGTTGCTTATGCTTGAGGCAAAGGCCAAGTATGCAGACAAGCTTAGTGAACTTAAAATACAGGAGCTTGATGCTCAAGCAGAAATTGAAGAAACAAAAGGATTGTATGCCCATGATTCTGGGATTGACGCTGGAGGATTTGTCAACGGTTTGCGGGGCTCTGTGCGCCCTGTCATTACTTACGCCTTCTTTATCTTGTTTTGCACTATCAAAGGGGTCACGTTATACGCTATGGTGACTACGTCTGGTATGGATTTAACCGCTGGAATGCTTTCAATCTGGGATGAAGAGACGCAAGCGATTTTTTCTGCCATTATAGCCTTCTGGTTTGGAAACCGAGCAATGTCGAAGGCACGAGCGCATATCGCTAAAAGGAATTAATTATGGCTAGAGAACCTACTTCTCTTATTTCTGACGCAATGCCAGCATCTGGTATGCCTCTTGAAGAACCGACAGAGGTTGTTATCGAAGAAGAGGAAACAGAGGACCTTGGAGATTTTGTCGAAGAGGAGGACGGTTCTGTTGTTTTTGGCCAACTGGAAGAAATGGTTCAACAGGAACTTCAATCAGACCCAGACGCCAATCTGGCTGAAGTTATAGATGAACGATACCTTTCTGATATTGCTTCAGAGCTTGTGGGTTATTACGAGGATGATAAAAGTGGGCGTCAAGAGTGGGAAGACGCATATACAGACGGCTTGGATTTACTGGGAATAAAATACGAAGAAAGAGAAGAACCTTTCAGAGGATCAAGCGGTGTAACGCATCCTATTATTGCAGAAGCCATTACACAGTTTCAGGCGCAAGCCTATAAAGAACTTTTGCCTAGCTCTGGTCCGGTACGAACACAGGTTGTGGGTGCCGCAACTCCAGAAGTTCAAGAACAGGCGCAGCGTGTTCAGGAGTTTATGAACTACCAGATTACGCACATTATGGATGAATATGATCCAGAAATGGATCGCTTATTGTTTTATCTACCTTTAGCTGGCAGTGCGTTTAAAAAAGTTTATTTTGACGACATACTAGACAGGGCCGTTTCAAGATTTGTTCCAGCGGATGATCTTTTGGTTCCGTATAACGCTAGTGACTTGGGCAGTGCTTCGCGTATCACGCACGTAACGCGAATGAACACGAATGATGTACGCAAGCAACAGGCCGCTGGTTTCTATAGAGATGTAGAACTAAGACCTTATGAAAGTGATGATGAAGTTCGTGAGAAAGAACGCCGTCTTATGGGCGTTGAAAAATCATCTGCTGACGATCAGGAATGCACAATACTGGAAATTCATACAGATTTGGATATACCGGGGTATGAACACCTGAACCCGATAGACGGAGAGACAACAGGAATCAAGCTTCCTTACATTGTGACGATAGACGAAGGCAGTTCAAAAGTTTTATCTGTTCGCCGCAACTACATTCAAGGAGATGATCTTTATCGTAAGTTAGAGTATTTTTCTCACTACAAGTTTTTGCCTGGTCTTGGGTTTTATGGGTTTGGCCTTCTTCATATGATTGGTGGATTGGGTCGATCTGCAACATCAATATTAAGACAACTTATTGACGCGGGTACTTTGGCGAATCTTCCGGCTGGATTTAAAGCTCGAGGTATTCGTATTAGAGATCAGGACGAGCCGCTTTCTCCGGGTGAATTTCGTGATATTGATGTTCCCGGTGGGGCTCTTCGTGAAAGCGTAATGCCGCTTCCTTACAAGGAACCAAGTCAGACACTAATGACTCTTCTTGGTTTTGTGGTGGATGCAGGTCGTCGTTTTGCCGCAATTGCAGATTTACAAGTTGGTGATGGTAATCAGCAAGCGGCAGTAGGAACAACTGTTGCTCTTTTAGAGCGCGGCTCCAAGGTGATGTCAGCCATACACAAAAGACTGCATTATGCACAGAAACAAGAGTTTAGGATGCTAGCTCGTGTGTTCGCTGAGTCACTTCCTCCGATGTATCCTTATAATGTTTATGGTGCAGAAGCGTCGATCAAGCAGATGGACTTTGATGAGCGTGTAGATGTCATTCCTGTTTCTGATCCCAATATCTTTTCTATGTCTCAAAGATTGGCTTTGGCTCAGACCCAGTTGCAACTCGCTCAAGCAAGCCCCGAAATGCATAATATGTATGAAGCTTATCGCAGAATTTATGAAGCTATAGGCGTGCATAACATTGAGGCCTTGTTACCCGCCCCGCAACCGCCTCAACCAGTAGATCCGGCTACGGAAAACGCCGCATCTGTAAATATGCAGCCTTTAAAGGCTTTTCCGGGGCAAGATCACGATGCACATATGACGGCACACATAATTTTTATGAAAACACCCATTCCGGGGTCTACTCCGCCCATTTTTGCGGCTTTACAAGGCCATTTATGCGAACATATAGCCTTAAAAGCCCGTGAAGAGGTCGAAAAAGAGATGATGGCGGTGCAACAACAGGTCATGGAGGTCCAAAACGCGGTTCAAATGGGTCAAATGTCCCCTCAAGAGGTCCCCCCGATGCCTGAAATGCCTGATCCAGAGGCCATGGTCGCTGAAAAGATCGCTCAATACACCGAAGAAGTGATGGCTGCGTTAATGCCACCGCCGGAAGGTGAAGAAGACCCGCTTGTTGAGCTTCGATCCAAGGAACTGGACATAAAAGCGGCAGATTTACAGCGAAAATCGAAAGAATTTTCTGAAAGATTGCTTTTTGACATGGCAAAAGAGGACTCCAAGGAAGAACTGGCCGCAGAGAAGATTGAATCCCAAGAAGACATTGCCTTGTTACGTGCAGAGGTCAATCGTGAGCGTATTCAACAAGGAACAGCTGGTAGAGGAGAATAGTAATGCCATACCCGTCATTCGCAGAAAAAGGTGCCTACTCGCCGCCTCCCCGATATTCCAAAAAGAAGCTACGGGACTCAAAGAAAGAAGTAAAAGCTCAAAAAAAGATTGACAAGAAACTCGTCAATCCAAAAACAAGTAAATCAGGCAAGACCGTTAAAACTCCTACTGGAACGGCTGTTACTACAACTAAAAAAGGGCAGAAAAAGACAGCTTCCGCGAAGCGGGTGAAAAGTGCTGAAAAGAATGTCCTGAAGAGTGTAGCTAAAGGTCTTGTTAAGCGTGCAGGAGCCGTGGGTGTTGCTGCTACGGTTGCAGAACCTTTTATAGAAAAAATTCACGAAGGAGCCGTTAAAGCGGCGCGACAACGAAAAACTGATCGTATTGGGGCAGCGAGGAATCTGGGTATCCAGAGCGCGAAAGAAATAGCGGCTGAGAGAGCCCTCAAACGTAATGACGGCGGCAAGGCCAGAAAAACCAGAGTGTTTTAGGGGAATAAAGATGGTTCCAATAATATTAGCGGGTGCAGCGGCTGCTAGAATGGCAGCGACACCTATAGCACGAATGTTGATAAGGCAGGGCGCGGCAAGAGAAGCTTCCAGAACCGCAGCTAAAAAAATTATAGAAAAACCTATAACAAACATGAATCAACTGCCTAAAAATTTACGACCACAAACTACAACCCCCTCTAGTAAAGGTTCTCCTGTAAGATCAAGACCCGGAGCAAGAACACAGAAACAAAATAAAGAATTAAGGGACAGGACTCAAAAAGCTAAAGATCAAGCTAGAGAAGCTGCACCTAAATCTAAAACTAAAACAAGCTCCGTCCCTACAAAAACTCGTAGGGGCGTATTGGAGCAATTAAAAATTGACAGAGAGCTAGCATTTCAAGCAGCGCAAAAATTAAGAGGAGCGGAACAAGCGCGAGGATCTGTTAGAATAGTACCAAGAAGTCAAAAA